GCGAGCTCCAGCGGCTGGATCGCCTCACGCGGCGACATCACCCGATCGATTGTGTATCCGGGGAGTATCCCCTTGAGAGCGCTCGTGTCGTAGTGCGCAAATCCTGCATCGTCGAGCAGACGCGCCAGAAGGTCACTGATGGGTGCGCTGGCGACGCGCCCATTGATCCAATGCCCCCGGTGCCAGTTGACGCTATCTCCCCACGTGTGCGTATCGGAAGGAAAGGCCGGGAAGGGACGGGCATCCCAGGCGTAAACATGGATCCGGGCGGGATCGACCATTCTCCCCCCATACACTGACGAGATAGGATTGAGGTCCGGATTTGCGCCCGGATGGTCAGGATCGAATGCTTCGATCAACGCCTGCAAGTATCGGCGCTGGATGAAGTCATCGCGCTGGCCATTGGAAAAATACGGCAGCGCCGTCTCGAAGCTCTTTGGATCAACGAAAACATTCGGCTGGTTGGCGCCTTTGTCTATGGCTGGGCAGCCAATCTCCATGAACCAAACAGGCTTCGACTCTGGAACCCACTCGGTCGGCGTCGACTGTTCGACTCCGCCGGGCCTATTGTAGTGCCGATTACGCCACCAGGATTTCAGGTCCTTAAAGCGAAAAACCCACGGTTTGCCCTGGCCGTCGGTAATTGGTGTGCGAATCTGGCTCGCGCGGTCGCTAGCGGTTGCGTAGTACCAGTCGTAACCCTCACCGCCGGCGATATTCGACTTCAAATAATTGAGATCGTAAATCGAAGTCACACCGGCGGCAGCATCGGCATGGTCGTTTCCGTCGCGCCAATCGCTTAGAGGCCAATAGAGGTCAATGCCAATGGCATCGATCCCAGGTGAGGCCCATAGTGGGTCGAGATGAAAATAAATGTCGCCGGAGCCATCCTGCGGATGATGACCGAAGTATTCCGACCAATCGGCGGCGTAGGTCACCTTCGTATTCGGTCCCAGAATTGTCTTCACGTCAGCTGCGAGCTGAATGAGAGCCGCCACGAAAGGATAGGTGTCAGGTGAGCTGCGGACCTGCGTGAGGCCCCGCATTTCAGTTCCAATCACAAATGCATCGACGCCTCCTGCCGCTTTTGCCAGAAAGGCATAGTGCAATATGAAACGGCGATAGGACCATTCCGACGGACCCCGATAGATCACGTCGCTGCCGGAAATAGTGAAATCATTGATTGAAGCGGTCCCGACGAATTTCGAAATTTCGGTTGCGGCAGCAGCGGTCTTGTCTGGACTACCGGACTGACCCGGCGCTAAGCTAAGTGTAATGCGTCCTCGCCAAGGATAAGCAGGTTGGCCCGGTGCACCACCGTTGTACGGATTGGGAAGCCTATTGTTTGCCGGCACATCCATCAGAATGAACGGCGTGAGCGTCACCGAAAGCCCGCGCTCTTTCAGATCGCGAATGGCGGCAATGACGGTGTGATCTGACGGTGTGCCGCCGTAGGCAGGCCTGCCCTCGTGCCGGCTGACTAGATACGCCTGCGAGCGGGAGAGACCAGCCACGCGCCACGTCAAAGGTTTGGTTTCCTTATTGCCGATCTCCACCCCCGGACGAATCTGACAATGGCTCGCACGTAAGTCTGTTCCGAACCAGCTCGTCACGAGAGAAACGGATTTTGCATTCGGCAATGACGCCTGCAGCTGATCAATCGCGACGGTCCAGTCGGTGCCGCCTTGGCGCGTATGCACGTTTTCTGAGACTTGCATCCCGCCCGCTTCACGACGGGTGACCTCCTCGCTTGCGTAAACGAATTCGCCAGTCCCTGGGATGAGGACCACGCCCCGTACCAGTCGATGGAAATCGTCGACTGGCCGAAATACCTCGAACGAAAGCTGCGGTATTCGATTGCCGAAAGGCGCGAGAGGCATCCTTTCAAAGACGATATAGGCCAAGCCGCGATATGCTGGCGCATGTCCGGCCCCCTCTCGCGCGCTGATAAGGCTGTCCGGTAACTGATCCTCACTACCGGTATAGAGCCGCCACGTGACAGTGCTGAGGTCCAGCTCCTGCCCATCTGCCCAGACTCGACCGATCCCCGAAATTTCTCCTTCCGCCAAGCCGACAGCGAAATTTGCGTAATAACGGTATTCGATCTGCTTGGCAGACCCGCCGCTGCTCCCGCCACCCTTACCCCCGCCAGAGACTTTCGAGGTGACGACCTCTTCCTCGAACTCTGTCGCCCAAATGACTTGTCCGCCGACGCGGGCGCACCCATAGACACGTGGAATGGGCGCGCCTTCTGTCGAAGCTGTGACACGCAAATCGGAAAGGCGTGGGCCGGTGAACGTGCGATTCTGTCCGGATACGCCGAAGAGCGCCTGATCAACAAACGAGCCGGCAAGGGCGCCGATCTGAGAACCAATCGTCGCGCCCGCGATAGTGGCGCCGAAAATGCTCAATCCCGACGGCAGCAGCGCGCTTCCGGCGGCAGCGCCCGCTGCAGCAAGAGCAAGAGTGGCCATCAGTTAGTGATTCCCGGAAACGAAAACGCAGCGGCAATACGTTTTTGCCACCAATTGGAAAGTGCGACCTCGGCTACGGGCGCATTCTCCATCGCGTGAATCATCGTCGTCCGAGTTGCCAGTATACCGACATGCTTTGCCGGCAATGTCAGTCTCAATCGGAAAACCAGAATGTCTCCAGGTTGCACATCCGCCTTATTGATCTCGACGAGGTGGCGCCGCGCTGCTTCCAATAGGGTCTCGCTGCCGCTCGCTTCAGACCAGTCACGCGTGTAGGCCGGCAGCTCAACAGGCTCGCGGCCATAAAGCGCGCGCCAAATGCCTCGAATGAGACCCAGGCAATCCGTGCCAACTCCTGCGAGGCTTGCTTGATGACGATACGGCGTGCCAATCCAGGTCCTAGCCAGACGGACGATCTCTGCCCTTGTCGCGACGCGGGGCCGATCTCCCATCAACCCGCCCTCCTGCGCGCGTAAGAGGTTACGAAATCATTGCCGGGCATATGGGGAAAGCCTCGGAAATTGACGACGTTGTTGAACTTGTCCCGGCACGTCGCGAGCTGCTTGTCGCATCCGGCTTTAACCTCGATTTCCTCTCCGGGTTGAACGACCTTTGATGGCTCCTGCCAAAGCTCGATGACTGCTGCACCATTTTGGACACGATGGGATCGAATCTCGATACTCTGGCCGGAGTTCAAGCCTGATCTGAATGTCATGAGCCCGCGAGAGAACCAGCCGTCGGCATTTCCCTCCAACCCTTCTACCTCGAAGGTGCGGGGCGACCGAATTACTGTAATCGTTCCAGTGCCGTGATAAGTGCTCGACGTGAGATCGACTTTGCAGCGAGCGTCTCCCAGGTTGGCGTCACAGGTGAATTGATACAGTCGCCCGCTCGGCTGCTGGAGATAATGCGAAAGTCCTCTGATCTCAGCTCGAAACAAAGCTCCGGACCGGCTGACCTCGCCGAGACTGCCGCAGCGCATCAAGACGCGCTGCTCGGGATTACGCCAATTGACGCGGAAAATCTCGACTCGCGCATCGTCGTAAAGCCCCGCGGCCAAATCATCTTCTGTCAGGCGATCTGATGTCAGCGCCGCTTCCACCTCAAGATTGTCAACACCAAGGCCGACACTCTGCCTCATTTCAGTGGGTGTGAACCCCGCCGATGCTTCAAACGTCGTACCATCGAAAGTCAAATCGCGGTCGTGATCCGTGAACCCGATTTTCACGCCATCTCGGCGCGTCAATCGCCAGCACCAGCAGAGCGTCGTCGCACCGCTATTCAGGTGTTCCTGCAGTCCAGGAGGCAACACTTTCATAGCCGAATCTCGACAATCGGAATGTTAGGAATGGCGCCGTGCCGGAACCCTTGCAGGTTTACCTCCAGCTTATCTGTGTCGAACCGGACAGGCACATCGAAAGCGAAGCCGGCCGTGATCTGAGCGCCTTGAGGAGGAATGTGACCAGGATTGAAAGTGACTATGCCGGTCGTAGCATCGACGCTGAACGCAATTCCCTCGGTTTGAACAACGCCGTCAACGGCTACGAGGACGCTTCCGGCAACCGGTTTCTTGATCTCACGTGTCCATGGTGCATGGACACTGCCGTAGGTCTTCACTAGCTGAAACGTTGCCGTTGTGCCATCGCCCTTTCCAATCAGTTGATCAGTTGCTTTGGGCGTTTGCTCCGGCGGGCAAGATTTCCAATCCAAATGGTCGCGCCAGCGGAATCCGTAAAGCCGTCCGCGACGCTCTTCGAAGAATGCGATTACTGCGTAAAGATCATCGAGGGACCGTACTCCATAGCCCGCATTATAGGTGCGCCGAGAGTCGGCCCAGCGGCTATTACGCTCTTCATGGCCTGATCCGAGCACAACCACGTCCGTGCGCCGCTCAGGCCCTCCGACCGCGCCTCGCGAAATGGCCGTTGGAAAGCGAACTTCGTGAAAGTTCATCGAACTGAATCGTTGGAAATTTTCGTACAGGGAGCCAAAGGGTTCGCGGCCAGTACGAAAGCAGCCGCTGACGGATCGGCGATTAAAGATTTCTTTGACCCAGAGCTACAGCCCGAGCGATCATGGCGGCAATCTGCGTTTCCGAGCGCCGAAAACTTTCGGCGTCAGGCGTTGTGACATTGATGGTGACCGAAATTCCCGGAACGCCCTGCGCACGTACGCCGAGCTTTCCATCGGGGCCGCGCGCGAGCGGCATAATCGCTTCGGGGCCGCGTTCGCCCGCAAGTCCCATCCGTCCATTGGCGAGTGGAAAGGTCACCGGACTTGCAATCACTCCGCCGGATGCGAACGGAACAGGCAGGCCATTCTGGATCACGCCTCCGTTGGCGAAGCCCATCGCGCCCGACAACGCTCCAGAGACCAGAGATGCCACACTTTTTTCCAATGGGCGGAATGCTGCCTGAAAAGCCATGCGCGACAGGCTTGATGCCACTGAGCGGACGACGTCACTCAGATCGCGGCCCCGCAATGCGATGCCTTGAAAAGCATTCGTCAGTGTCGTCCCGAATTGGCGACCGATGCGCGCGGC